GCCCTTGTCGCGCCGCGAACGGGTCGAACTGCGGCCATGTGGCACCGCTTGCTCGATAGCGCTGCGCAGACCGAGCAGGTTGTCCGGCAAATCAGCGGCGGTCAGCGACGTACGCGCGGCAATCATGCCGCAGCCGATGTCGACGCCGACCGCTGCCGGAATGATCGCGCCGACTGTCGGGATCACGCTGCCGATGGTCGAGCCCTTGCCCAAGTGCACATCCGGCATGACCGCCAGATGTTTGAAGATGAACGGCATTTTTGCGGTGTTCATCAACTGCTCGCGGGCCTCGTTTTCCACCGGAACGCCTTCGGTCCAGAGTTTGATCGGTTTGCCGTTGGCGACTTCGAGCAATTGGTAAGTGTGATCTTTCATGTCTTTATTCGACTGCGTATTAAAGAAATTTGAGTTGGCCATCTTGACGTCTCGCGGGGTTTTGCTGTTCGTTGCGATAGACATAGCAGCGCCCGTGCCAGGTTTTCAATTACCCCAAAAAAACTTCATAACTCTCTGTTTTAAATGACCTTTATTATCTATCGACTTTTTGAGTGTTTGAATTGACGACAAACCCTGCGTAGAAAAATTATCATTAGATATCGTTTTTTATCTTTAGAGATAAGCATGCAAAATAGACGTACCGTCGCCATCGGTTTTATCGGAGCCACCCTTGATCGCGTCGGTAAAGGCGCCAATCGCTGGAGCCATTGGCGCCCGAGCGTGGGTCTCTGCCAGCAGGCGGATGTGCTGATCAATCGGCTTGAGCTGATTCACGGCATCGACGCCCGCGACGTCAGTCTCGCCGAGCGGGTGCGCGCCGACATTCAGCAGGTGTCACCGGAAACCGAAGTGCGCCTGCACTCGATGGCGTTGCGCAATCCGTGGGATTTTGAAGAGGTCTACGGCGCGCTGCACGATTTCACCACTGCCTACGCGTTCGACACCGAACACGAGGACTACCTCGTCCACATCACCACCGGCACCCACGTCGCGCAGATCTGCTGGTTTCTGTTGACCGAGGCGCGCTACTTGCCCGCTCGCCTGATCCAGACCTCCCCCGCCAAGCGCAAGAGCGAAGACGAGCACGCCTGCGGCACCCACGCCCTGATCGACCTCGACCTGTCGCGATACGATCGCATCGCCTCACGCTTCGCCAATAAACGCCTGGAAGGTCTGGCATTTCTGAAGTCCGGCATCGCCACACGCAATGCCGCGTTCAACCGCTCCATCGAGCAGATCGAACGCGTTGCGGTACGCTCGAAAGCCCCCATGTTGCTGATCGGCCCGACCGGTGCCGGCAAATCCTTTCTGGCTCGACGCATCTACGAACTCAAACGCAACCGCCATCAGATGCAGGGGCGCTTTGTTGAAGTCAACTGCGCCACCCTGCGTGGCGACGGCGCGATGTCGACCTTGTTCGGCCACAGCAAAGGCGCCTTCACCGGCGCACAGAACGCCCGCGACGGCCTGCTGCGCGCGGCCGATGGCGGCATGCTGTTCCTCGATGAAATCGGCGAACTCGGCGCCGACGAGCAGGCGATGCTACTCAAAGCGATTGAAGAAAAACGCTTCTTTCCACTGGGTTCTGACAAGGAGGTGGAGAGCGACTTCCTGATCATCGCCGGCACCCATCGCGACCTGCGCAGCCGGGTCGCTGAAGGCCTGTTTCGCGAAGACTTGTACGCACGCATCAACCTCTGGACGTTCGACCTTCCCGGCCTCGCCGGTCGCCGCGAGGATATCGAGCCGAATATTGATTTCGAGTTGCAGCGCCATGCCCGTGAGCATGGGCAATTGGTGCGCTTCAACCTTGAAGCACGCCGCCGCTATCTGGCCTTCGCCAGCTCTAGCGAAGCGGCGTGGCTGGGCAATTTCCGCGAACTGTCTGCGTCGATCACGCGCATGGCAACATTGGCGGATAGCGGGAGAATTGATGAGGCGCAGGTGCAGGAAGAGATTGAGCGGTTGCGTTATGCCTGGGGCCTGACCCAAGTGGGAAGCAACTCAGAAGATTTGCCAGGGAATGAAGAGAGCATGGATCTGTTTGACCGCTTGCAGTTGCGGGCAGTGCTTGAGGTCTGCCGGCAAGCAGACAGCCTGTCAGATGCCGGTCGCCGCTTGTTTGGCATCTCGCGCCTGGCCAAGGCGCAGCCTAATGATGCGGACCGCTTGCGCAAGTACCTGGCCCGGTTCGGGATTGAATGGAGCCAGTTGGCGCCGTAGATCTCTTAGACGTATAACGCCTGGCCACCTTACTTGACCTGATGCCGCTGGTCTGATGTACCGCACCTTCGCCCTGTGAGTTCTTCCAATGCAGTACATCCCCGACCTGGAAGACAACCTCATGAACAAGCGAATGATTGCTATCGGATTGGCAAGCCTGCTTTCACTGTGCCCACTGTTTTCCCTTGCGGCTGAAAAAACAGGCGGCTCCTCAGTTCCAGCCACTGCGATTCCCGGCGTAAACCAAGGCGGATCCGAGTCAAAAGAAGACAAAGCCGACAAGAAAGGCGAGGAAGCATCAGGATCAAATTCCGGTGCCGAAGCACACGAAACACAGAAGGATGCCAACACCTCGAGCGATTCTGCAGATGTTAAAAAACCCAGCCAGTGAACCGCTGATTTTGGCCGATGAACAGATGGTAGCGCCGAGCCATGAATGCTAACGTTCCCGGCCAACATTCAGGGATGGCGTGCCATGTTCAATCGGTTTCTGGCGACAACGGCAATACTCCTCACTTTCAGCTTTGCAGCGCACAGCGCACCCTTGCCCAGCGAATATCTGGAAGAGTGCCAGCGAGTCGAAAATTCGGCCAAAGCCATCATGAAAGCCAGGCAAGGAGGCGTGCCCCTCTCCTCCGTCCTGGAACTGGCCGACAACGCAGGAAAGGAGAGCGAGTATGTGGGTAGTTTGTACAAAGCCTTGATCGGGCAGGCCTACGACATGCCTAGGGAGTCGGACGCGAGGAAGCAGGAGAAGGTGGTGGCTGACTTTCAGCAAACTTTTTATTCGCTTTGCATCGATTCGGCGCAGAAAACGGCGAGTGAAAGAAGCTGACGGGAAATGCTCTTCTATAGAGAGCAAAAATCACTGCGCATGAAAAAGCCCAATCTTTTCAGATTGGGCTAAGTCATTGAATTATATGGTCGGGACGGAGTGATTCGAACACTCGACCCCTAGCACCCCATGCTGGGTACTGTAGTTGCCTAAGTTATTGTTTTAAAAGGATAACAGCCTGTTATAAGAGTAGCAAAACATCCGTTTTTTTGTGCTTATGCAAACGGTAAACCGTGGGCTGTAGCGGAGGTTTTGCGCAGAAAGGTAGTCCACCCAGACGACCGGGATTAATGGTCTATGCTGGATTGGCTTGGACTGCCCCAGGCTACCAAAAAGGAAATTGAAGATGGCTGATGATCTGAAAAACCGCGGCCCCAAAGACAGAGACCGGGTAAACACTTCCGAGGATTGGGAGTTGAAATACTGGTCGACTAAATTCGGCGTGACAGCGGACCAGCTAAAAGCAGCTGTGAAAGCAGTCGGTCCTATGGTGACCGACGTCCGCAAGAAGCTCGGCAAGTAAAGGCGTGACAGCCCCGCGGCCACCGCGGGGCTTTGAAGTGAGGGTAAAGCACCACCATGTCAAGGTGACCCCGAAACCTACGCAAGCCACTGATGCATAAGGAAAAGTTCCAGATTTTCTAGGGGTACAACACAGCGATATCACCCTATAAGAATCAATAACTTAGCGTTGTATATTCCTACAGTAGTCTCCCTTCCCCGGCGTTCTGCCAACCGTCAAATATCCTTTAAATGCGGTGCTACGCTTCCTTGATCCACGGAGGAAAGCACATGCCAAATTCAGACCTACTCCCTTCCCTGCCGTACAAGATCAACGAAAACCAGCTCGCCTTGGAAGCGGCCATCATGGAGCTGTCCAATTGGGTCGAACAACGCGGCGCGGCCGACGTTGCTGAAAACGTGCGCGGCGCCCTGGAAGCGATCGACCGAAACGAGGAGTTCATCAAGATGACGCTCGCCGTCATGATGACGCCGTAGTGAGCATCTCGCCGAGTCGAGCAGATCACCATCAAAATTGACTTCACGACGCTCATCGATAAAGCTCAATAAATGAAAAACATCGCCGATAGGCAGGATAGTGCCCCCGGCTGGGGATTTTTCAAATTGGTGGTAGCAGGTTCAAGCGTATGAAAGAGATCTATCTTCTAATCGAGCACGGTATGGATCAGGGCGAGGTTTATGTACTTGGCTGGTTCGATGACGAGAAAAAAGCTCAGGACGTAGCGCAGGAAAAAGAGTGGGAGGCTTACCGTTCCGGATTAAAAGCTGAAAACTTTTGGCCAAATCAAAATCCGTTGCCTCCAGATCAGACCAAATATCGCCGCTTCTGGGTGAAAGAAATTTCCAAATTTGAGGGCGCTTCGGCCCCTCGGTCCTCTGCTGTCCATTGACTCTGTAGCCGCCCCAGCTTCATCAAGAAGACAGGTCGACCGTGTGGCGTTAATCCTTGCAGTCCGTCGCTAGACCCTCGCTCAATCTACGCGCCTCAATTACTGTATATCCAAACAGTGCAAGCAAGGCGCAATGATGGACCGCTACGGAATTGAAGACACCGACGACTGGCTCGGCAGCCCGACGCCGCTCGAAACTTGCCGGCACCAGCTGGCCCTCTACGAAAATGAGTTCGAGGAACTGAACCTTCAGCTGCAACAGTCCAGGGAGCGGATATTCAAGCTGGTTGAGATGCACGCTGCGGCTTCGGCCGAGTGCAAAACCCTCCGCTCTCAATTGAGCGTTGCGAAGTCTGAAGCGGCAGATGCCAGCAGGCGCGCTACCGACATGGAGACCAAAAAGCAATTGGGAGCTGATGGCTAAGACTAGACACGTTAGCGAGCTGGCTACTCAGATACGGATCCTTAATGGAGACAGCCCGTTCAAAGACCCATTCCCCCATCAGCGCGAAACCGACCGCACGTAATTCTGGCACGCCTGTAGCGCAATCAATCCACGGTCGCCGGTGTCGGTGATGGCGATAATTCGTTGAGCATGCGCCGGGTCAAGTCGGGCGCGTACGGCTGCATGATCCACGCCGCCGGTGCCGGAGGTGGCTGGCACGTCGCAGCCTTTGGCAACGTCGGTTGCGTCGAGGAGGACTGACAGCCGCACATCAGCAGTAGCAAGGCGATCGCGCAGGCGATCTTGGTCACGTTGGGCATCAGTCATTTTCCTGAAGTGGGTTTGCTCGTTGGCCGACAACCGCTGCTCAAGCGCCAACCGCTTATTTTGCTCGGCCTGCTGCGCGGTCGCGGCGGCCTGGGTCAGTTGGTTGAGGGTTTCGGCATACAGCTTTGCCTGTTCGGCAAGCTGCCGACTGTAACGCCAATCCTGAAACTGCCAGGCGCTGCCGAATCCGACGAGCATCAGCGCCAGCACGCCAATCAACCGCCACGGCACGGTCACACCAGCACCGCCCGCGCCTTCTCCCACAGCGCCAGCCGATCCGCCAGGCCGTTCAGCCCGCCGTTGATGCGCCGGGTGATGGTGTTGAATTGGTCCCGATCGGCTAGGTCGTTTAACCCGTTCTGTTTCCAGAACCATGCTGCCGACATGGCGGCGTGCTGAGGAAGCTCGAGCAGTTCGGGATGGGTGATCAGGTCGAGGCCCAGCGCCTCGCCGCACTTGGCGTAGTTGGCGTAGTTGGCGCGGCCAGTGATCTGGATAAGGCCGCGCCCGCAATACTTCCGTCCGTCGCCCGGCACCGTGTTGCCTAAGTCTTCGCGCCCCTCGTACCCGCGCTGAGCAGCGGTCGGTCCCCAGATCTCACGGACATAGCGCAACTGTCCAGACTCATGGCCAATTTGGGCAATGAACGCCGGGGCGCGTTTCGGGCCGACAATCTGGTAATGCTGCATGGCCGTGTTGAGCGCGGAAATAAAAACGCCCGCTAGGGTGCGGGCGTTCGGGAGGATCTGCAGCAACTGCTGTTGAGTGATGGGCATTGCTTTCTCCAAGAAAAAAAATCCACTCTAAGCGGGATTCAGCGACTAACCTTTTGACTCCGCGAATGGAGATATGTGTGAAACGCATCACGCATGGTTTGATTTCTGCTTTACTTGACCAGCTCTCCACATAGCTAGCTCGGCATCGATAAAGGCAGGGGGATCTACAACAAGGCCTAGGGGAAGATGCAGCCCCTGCCAATTAGTTGGCGGGTACTCTCTATCGCCATTGGAGCTTGAATGAGTCGGCACCAACATGAGCTTAGAATAGAATAATAATTATTAGATCAATTAAACAACAAGTACGGAGCTGATCATGGAAAGAAGCCCAGCATGTCGAATATGCGACTCCAGCTATACACTATTCGTGCAAAATATCTTAGGCAACAGGACTAAACAACTTTACCCTCAATGGTTTTGCATGGACTGCCAAAGCTTCTTCCACACTTCAGGTTATAGAGAAGACAGCCATCAAAAGGCTAATGACTTTCAGTTCCTCTTCCAGGACAGGGAAAACCATGCAGCACTTCAGAATCAATTGGCACTCGAATTAATCACCAGACTACCCGGAACGAAAAGCGTCTTGGAGATAGGGCATGGTGTCGGACTTTTCCTTAAAGGCTTTGGCGACTATGGCGTTGAGGCTGATGGATTTGAGTTGAATGAGAACTGCCACAAATTTGCTAAAGAAGAATTGAAAGTAAACAGTACACTCGGGTACTTTGATGATGACCATCAGCAAAAGTACGACTTGATCGTATCACTTCAGGTATTCGAACATTTGGAGGATCCACGATCACTGTTCAAAGTCATGAAACGCCATTTGAACCCTGACGGTGCAATTTATTTAAGCGTTCCTTTTGTTGAAAGAAATCAATGGAAGTTCTTAAAAACCGCCAGCATCGACATAGAAAAACATCGAGCAGATGTTTTTGCTGACAATGACGTACACATAACACACTTTAGCATCGAGGGTATGAAGAAAATGGGGCTCGGTCTTGGGGCAAAATATGCTGACTACTTTGTTTCCAAGGACGTCTATCACAATTCGCCGGGCGCCTATCACGGAGTGATATTCCATTTCTAGGTCTTCGGATAATTATCCATGCAAGGCTTAGAGCCTTATTTATTTGCAATAGCCCCAACTCAACATTAAATATGTCTATCTAAAGAAAAGAGATATCTAGATGCATTCTGCACCGTCCGAACGGACGGTGCAGGAAGTACCGCACCATGGGCATTTTTTCGTGTCAGAAAAAACGCACGGGCACAGATGTAAAAGCAGATCACCGCTATGCAGGCGCGAAAAAGCTGACTGCGTCTGATTCTCCAGATTATTGGGGTGGTACATACTGTTCCGCCAGCGGCATTTCGAGCCTGACATCGATCCAGTTATCCAGAGGTGCTTCAATCAGCGGGCCCGGAATCTGTTCCAGGTCACCATCATCGGTCAGCCTGTACTTGACCCTCCGAAACTCAACAATGATCGAGCCATCAGGCTGATTTTCACCGGCGGCCAGCCCCAGCAACTTGCCACCGTTCCGGTCAGACGGTGAGTTAACCTGCCAGCCATCGACGGCAAGACCAAGGCCCCCGGAAATCCGATATCGGCCAAGCTCAAGACGCTCAACCACTACACCCCTTGCCTCGTCATTGACTGCGCCGTATCCGGCGACAGTGAAACCGTCTAGCAGATCATCTCGCGTTGTGTTCGAAGGATCGCTGATGCGGACAATGGGCGAAGCCTTTTTAATGAAGCCGCTCCCGTCAACGGTGGTGTTCCCGGTGTTCCAGAAATACACCCATGGCGTCGCTGAGCTCAAATCCATTTGGAGATTTCGGGTCGCGAAGCCTGGGCCGTTCACCTGGATCGCGATCTGTGTTTTGATCCTGATATCAGATCCGTAAAGGATATTTATTCCGTTCGCGTACCACCCGCTCGATCCGGTGATAGGCCCACCTATGGCTTGTGGCTGATTGCTAAACCCAGTGGTGTTGACATTATTCCAAGTTGATTCGGCGAGGGATGGGCCGCCCCACCCAAAGTCTCCGACCTTCAACACTCGCCCTATGGTTGGGTCGGCAGTGGACGTGGTCAATGTTAGGCCAAGGCCTGCGCGCGCCGCGACTTGCGTGGTTCCGCCGGTACCGCCCTGCGCCACCGGCAAGGCTGCCGGAAGAGTGAGAGGATTACCGCTCGCACCAAGCGAGGCGTATATCTCGTCGATGTTGCTTTGCGTTTTTGTGAAGGCACTGCGCGGTGTATCGCCGCCTACACCTGTAGGGGCCGTCCCGAGGTTTATAGTTTGCTTACTCATGTGGTCACTCTAATTTCGGTCAATAAAAAACCCGGCTTTCCGGGTCGTCTTGCCATCAAATCATTACAGCGAGGGGAAAGGTCTTGTGGCAAGTAGCTTCGAAACTTTAAGCATTTAAATACCTAGACGCCGGAAACTTACAAACCGGTATAGCCAGACACGTATTATTTGTACCCTGATAGTACCAATCACCGGCAACGATATTATTGATTATCCTCAGCATCCTTACGCCGCCCGACAGTAAAGTTAAGCCTGCATACTGAGCATGACCTGTGAACCAGCTCACCCCCCTATCAATGCATGAAATTGATATAAAATCATCCGCATCAATGGTGAGTCCGCTGTCATAGTAATCAACAAAATTACCTTGTGTCAGCGTCCAATTTTTACTGAACTTACTGAACCTAACGACGTTATCGCTAGACGTATAGATGGTGTTCCCTTGGTAGTCACACAGCTCCAAGCCATAGTCAGACGTACTTTTCAGGTTTGAATACATGCATGAGACGTACTCAAGTGTATAGTTTTGTAGGTTGGGATTTCCCCTGACGGCCGACACCACCAGGAAACCGGTCCAATTGCCTGGGCCACCGAAAAGGCCTGTGTAGATGGCAAGATCGTTATGCACGCCCGAGACAAACCGCACGAACACCTGAGGTGGCTCCTGAGTTCTAATAGGCTTATTGAACATGACAGAACCTTGGCCCTCCACATCTGTGTACTGAGAGGTAATATTGAAAGTCCCTCTTTCTGAAAACACCATTATTTTATAGTCGCTCGAAATTATGATGGAGCCATAATCATTGGCAACAGACAATCCAAAATCCGCCATCAAATCACCCTGACTACTTCAATCACGCATTCCACAGTGCTTTCCACCCACCGATCTATCCATCCACCAGTGCCGTTCGGCGACCTGTAATTAGCGTACGGAATTATTGCAATCTGTGTTCCGCCCAGATCCTTATAAGTTGGAATCACAGACCTGCCGAACGATACCCCCGTACTATAATAACGGGGTGTTATCGTCACAAAACAAGTAGCTGGGTTATATCCGATCACATCCATCAAGATGTAATCGCTTCGCGGCGCGGGCCTAGCAGTCCCCCCGGACGGATTGGCTGGTAAAACCATGACCGCAAGCTTTTGTAATGTGAAGTCCCCCATATCCAGAGTGAGTGCACCACTTGCGCTCCAGACATTTATCCCGAAGCTCATGCGGTTAAATCTCCCAACTGGACTCGTTTAACACCGTTTTGATCGAAGACCTTGATCGCCCTGTTCGTCATCGTCAGGCGCCCTCCGCCCGGCGCAGGACCGTTGAACTCAAGGTTGCCGGCCTTATCAAGGCGCCAACCTTGCACGCCGGGTATGTAGTTGTCCGACTGCAACGCTTGCCCGATCTTCAGCATCGTGATGCTGCCGTCTGCAATGAGCGCGGAGCTCATGAACGTCTGCCCGTTCTGCACCACGAACGGAGCTGTTGGACTTCCGCCCAACCCATTTACGACGGCGAACCGATCAGCGCTTACGAGGAACTGGCTCTGTAATCCAGCCGGCCCGTTTTCGATACCCAGACCAATGCCGGCTGCAACGTATCGCCCGTTTGAATCGATCTGCATCTTCACAGACCACATGGCCGAGGCCTTTCCATCTGCGGCGACCTGCGCCTGGCTGACCTGCTGAATGACGGCGCTGTTTTTGCCCATCTCGACTTGGACGGTATCGACACGCTTGCCGGTAGCCACGTCGCCTTCGATCACCGCGGACTGCAATGACCAAACGCCGACAAAGGCTTCAGTAGAGCCCGCGAATCCTTCGGTAGCACCCGCCAATGGCGGGTTAACCTGCGCGAATACGCCGTCGACCTTTTCCGAGATTGCATCGACCTCCCCCGACACCACCTGAATTCGGTTATTTACCGAACCGGGCAGATCAGCCGGCCCATCAATGAGATTGATCCGATCGCCAAGGTGCTGGCCGAGCGCGGAATCACCAATCTGTCCGGAGAAATATTTCTCGTACTCGGTCTGATCAGAGCTGGCCTGGCCATTGACGCCAACACCCTCCGGATACCATGGCCCGACATTGCCAGTTCGATCCACTAGGCGCGCCCAGAAGAAGAAGCTCGCTCCCGCCAGAATGTTTTGCAGTTCGTGCGATGCCTGCGGATAGGCAAAGTCACCGAGCTTGATCGCGTCATCCCGAGAAGTCGTCTTGCTGTACCAAATCTCTGTGCGCTGGGTGTCCTCTGCACCAGGTGGAAAGCCCCACGCCATCCGGATGCCGTAAACAAGGCTGGTCGGCGTCAGGTACGACACAGCCGGCGGTAATCCTTCCTTCCCCTTGAGGTTGGTCAGGATCGAATTACGCCAAATCGACGAGATATCGAACGCACTCACCGCACGAACTCGCGCCACATAGGCGCCAGCGTAGATGCCGACCACGTCCATGTTGGTCATGCCGGTGCGTTGCAGCTTGATCCAGTTGCCGCTGTCTTTGCGCCACTCCACGTCATAGCCGACGGCGCCATCCACGGCGGGCCAACTGATGGTCATTGTTGCGACCGACAGGCCTTGAGACACGACAGAACTAGCGGTAAGTGTGACGTTCGCCGGCGGCGGAACCACCGTGATCGGAATCACGCTAATCGGGCGCTCTTCCAGGCGAGCGCCAGTGTCGATGTGCGCGAACTTGCTCGGGTCGTACTGGACGGCCGAAATCTCGAACACGCCAGGCTCTGGCCGAGACACCGCCGTAACCCGATACAGCGGCACAGCCAGATCGTCGGCATCTAGCGCCCAAACCAGTTCTGGCTCTGGGGCCACCGAGTAGCTGGCCGTGACAGTGATTGCACGGCCCGCAACCGACTGCACGGTGCGCCCTTCACAGGTACCATTCGGCAGGTTCAGGATCAGCCGATCGCCAGCCTTGGCTTGAGTATCGCGATCCAGCTTGATGGTACCGCCAGCGACTTCCGAAATACGACCGCCGATGGGGCGACCTGCGAGTAGTTCGTCGGCAACAGGGATCACATATCCAGGCAACGGAATCCGGCCATCAAGGCCGACCTTGAAGGTGATTGCACGATCGCGGGAGTTGGTCAGTAGCGCCCATTTCCCGCGGCGCTGCGCCTCCGACTCTCGAGTGCAGCCGATGGCACTGATCTCAAGTGGGTTATCGCCATAACGGCGCTGAAGTTTTGGGTCAGTAACAGCCGTGACATCGGTGTCGTAGTTGTTCGACGGATTGTCGTAGCTGATCAGGGCGCGACTGTACCGGGTGCGCTCCGATGCGCTCGAGTAAGTGAACTTGCCGTCGATCACGTTCGCCCTAGTGTAGGCGAAGTCAAAGTCAGTGGCGCGCGGCATATCCGAAAGCGAAAACACTTGGCCTTGAGCCCAGTAAGTCATGCCTCGGTAAATCGCCGAGATGTCGCGCAACAACGACCAAGCATCGGCTTTGCCTTGCAGGTTCAAGCTGCAAAGGAATCGCGGCTCTTGCCCCCCCTTCCCGTCCGGCACTAATTGATCGCAATACTGGGCGATCCGGTAAAGCTCCCATTTGTCGACTTGCCACGGCTTTATGCGCCGGCCAAGACCGAAGCGATCGCTGATGGTGATGTCGTAAGTCATCCATGCAGGACTATCCGACCAGGCCTGTTTAAACGTGCCGTCCCAGACTCCGGTGTAGCTGCGAGTTTCCGGGTTGTAGTTGCTCGGCACCGGTATCTTTTTCAGCAAGGTGTCGACAGTCACAGCCGGAATGTTGCGGAACTGCTCGGCAGAAAATTCGATGTAGAGCAGCGCGGTGTTCGGGTACCGAAGCTTCGCGTCGATCACCTCAGTGAAGCCGGCGATGTTCATCGTGTCGGCGATTTTGTTGGGGTTGTTCTGGTTCGGTGTTATCCGCGTGACGCGCATCAGCCAGCCGCTTGTGGCCGCAGGTAAATCAATACGGCGGGTTCGCTCATAAGTGCTTCCGGTTTTTCCGTCGACCGCCTCGCTCAGTACCTGCTGATATGTGCCACCATCAGTGGCAAGTTCGACCTTGTACTCAATCCGGTAGCCATTCACGTTGCCGCTTGCGTCGACAGCTTGAAGCATTGGCCAGGCAAAGCGCAGGCGCACTGCCGACAGATCGGTATTCGTGATAGCGCGAACCCAAGGGGTGCCGCTGCGCAGTTCAATGCCGAGAGTGGTTTCGTTCTCTACCGACGGAATACCTTGGATGTAATCCTGCTCAATCGATCCGTTGCGGTACTCGAACTTCACGTTGGGGAAGTTCATGTTGCCTTGCGGATCTTGCAGTGGCGTGTTGTCGAGGTAGATGTCCTGAGCGGTGGGATTGCCGGCGAACTCGCCCTCGCCCATCGCTATCAGCATTTTTGCCACGGCCACAGAGCGCAGGCTATCCGGCGCCTCGGTCGGCGTCTTTGGCTTGCTGCTGCCACCCTTCTCGCCGTGAACTTCCATTTGCAGATCTGCGCTCATGCTTTCCTCCAGGCAATAAAAAACCGCCTCTCGGGCGGTTGTGGTGTTCGTTCGGCTGACTACATCTGGTCTTCGGCGTAGATCGCGGCGCTGATGATGGCTCCGCCTACCCGGCGTTTGCCGTAACAAAGCGGAACCGGGTTGCCGGACGCCGTGGTGTTCTTGGCGCTGCCAAAGGCGTAGCCGGGGGTGTTTTCGGGTGATGCGCTGGTTTTCAGCCCTTTAGCTGCCGGGCTGAGCATTTGAATCACGCCGCCGATAGCCATTGATGCACCCATTGTGATCAGCGCTGAGCCAAATGGCGCTCCTGCGCCAAACGTGCCGCCGGTGATGACCAAGCCGACAACGATAAGCACCGCGCCTATAATCGTTTGAAGTCCGCCAGCCTTCTTACTCCCAGTGATGATCGGTGCGATCCGAATCTCTCCCTCACCCCCAAATCCCAGTTCCGACTCACCGATATTTGTTTTACCTCGAAAGACGGCGAACTCGATTCCGCGAGATTTCGCATTGGACAGGAAGCTTTCAAAGCCGGGGATTTGCACACAGAGAGCCTTGATGGCTTCAGCGGGCGTCCTCACCGAAAGACGGAAGGACCGGCCGAACTGGCGAAGTTGCCCATAAAGCAAGATCGTTGTCATGGGCTGATAATTGATTGCCTGTGCGGACATGCTTTTCTCCATGCAATAAAAAACCCGCGGAAGCGGGTTTT